AAAAAAGTTACTCAAAGGCTTGATCTTTTGAAATATTTTTAATACATTCATATTAATTCATTGCTTATTAATAAGCATTTATGAAAGTTTATCTTGAATAAATCATTGTTATTATGATAATGTATTTTTCAGTATGAAATACGGTAAAAGATATTGATTACTGACAATGTAATATAGAAAGAGAGTGAGTAAGTACGCAGTAGTCAAAATACTAGAACAAGTACTAGGTACTGGAACTAAGAAATCAAAGGATAATGTTGCATTCCACTGTCCTTTCTGTAATCATCATAAGAAGAAGCTTGAGGTTAACATAGTATCTCAGTATTGGAATTGCTGGGTATGTAATACTAAAGGAAGAAAGATTCCTGTTTTATTACGTAAGTTAAATACTCAGCGCGAGTTAATATCTCGCATGGTAAAATTACTTGATGATGTCGAGTTTAAACCAAAGAAAACTACTACCGGCACAGATGTAGTACGTTTACCTCCCGAGTTCAAACCATTATGGGTACTAGATAAAAAGTCCCCGGAATACCGTAATGCAGTTTATTATCTTAAGACTAGGAATATAGGCATTCATGATATAATGCGATATAGGATTGGTTACTGTACTGAAGGTAGATATAGCGGTAAGATAATCATTCCTAGTTATGATGCGAATGGTAGTCTGAATTATTTTCAGTCTAGAGCGTATTATAAAGACGATCAAATGACGTATATCAATCCTCCATGTTCAAAAGATGTAGTAGGGTTTGAGCTGTTTATTAATTGGAATCTTCCAGTTGTATTAGTAGAAGGTGCAATGGATGCTATAGCAATAAAACGTAATGCAATTCCGTTATTCGGTAAGACTATTTCAAATACATTAAAACTCAGAATCGTCGAGAATGGTGTAAAAGAACTTTACATTTGCTTAGATGAAGATGCTAAGCGAGAAGCATTGAAGGTAGCTAAATACTTTCTATCAAATGGTATTAAAGTACGATTTGTATGGTTGACAGAATCAGACCCGTCAGCTTTGGGATTTGAAAAAATGATTGGTATATTAAATGATACTGAACTCCTTACGGAGGAGAATTTATTGGAGCAGCAAATTTTATGCGAGTTATAGATATTGGAATAGAAAAGATTGATCGTATATATCATATAAGCGACGTCCACGTACGGAATGTAAAACGACATACTGAATACAAACAAGTGTTCAAGCGCTTGTATTCTTACATTCGAAAAACAAAGACTGACGGCTCAGTAATATACCTAGCTGGAGATATTGTACATGCCAAGACGGATATGTCACCTGAGCTTGTAGATATTGTATCAGACTTTTTTAGGCAGTTGGCAGATTTGGCACCGACTATCTTAATAACAGGTAATCATGACTGTAACTTAAATAATAGTTACCGATTGGACGCCCTTAGTCCTATCGTCTCCAGCCTAAATCATCCGGACTTACACTATCTTAAAGACAATGGGGTATATAAGATATCCAACGTACACTTTAACGTTATGTCAATCTTCGATTTGCCGGCTGATTACATAAAAGCTTCAGATTTTGAGGGAGAATATAAGATTGCATTACACCATGGTGCTGTACATAATGCGGCAACTGACACCGGTATGGTACTTAGCAATACTCATGTTACAGTGGATATGTTTGAAGGCCATGATTTAACATTGCTAGGTGATATTCATAAAATGCAATTTTTGGATGATGCGGAGACTATTGCGTACGCAGGGAGTCTTATTCAGCAGAATCATGGCGAAGCTTTGGAACATGGTATTCTTGTATGGGACTTGAAAACTAGTACAAGCGAGTTTGTAGAAATTCCAAATGACTACGGATATTATACGCTACATGTAGATAATGGACATATCTTAAATAGGAATTTAAAGTTACCAAAGAAACCTAGACTAAGATTAAAAGTAAAAGATACTGATGCTGCTACAATTAAAACATTGATAGCAGATTTACGGACGACATATAAAGTCCAGGATATTGCAATACAGAAAGTTAGTGAGCTTACATCGACTGAATCTCATAAGAAAATCGGATTTAGTAATGTTCGTGATGTTGAGTGGCAGAATGATATTATCTCGGAATACTTGACAGTTGAATATGGCTTAGATAAAGATTTATTAGATGCGATACGTCATATTAATCGTACAGTCCATTCTAAGATTCCGGAGAAGATACTTACTCGTAACGTAACTTGGAATCCTCGTAAGTTTGAATTTTCTAACATGTTTAGTTATGGTGAAGGAAATGTAATCGACTTTACTGACTTTTACGGACTTTACGGATTGTTTGCTCCAAATGCAACTGGAAAATCTACACTGTTAGATTCATTAGCGTTCTGCTGTTTCGATCAGTGTAGTCGTACAAAGTATGCGAAGCATGTATTGAATAATAAGAAGACATCTTTCTATTGTAAATTTGAATTTGTATTAGGTAAGTATACATACTTTATTGAACGAAGAGGGACAAAGCAGAAAAATGGTCATGTCCCTGTTAAGGTAGATTTTTGGCGTATTGACGAACAGGGTAATACAGAATCACTTAACGGCGATCAACGTGATAGTACTAATAAAGTTATACAACAATACTTAGGTACGTATGATGATTTCATTTTAACGGCGTTATCATTACAAAATAACAATACTGGGTTTATTGATAAATCACAACGTCAACGTAAAGAATTGTTGTCGCAGTTTTTAGATATAGAAATTTTTGAACAGCAATATCAAATCGGAGGCGACGAGAGTAGAGAGACTGCTGCATTAATTAGAGAATATAAGAGACGAGACTTCAGTACCGATTTGAGTAATGCAAAGGCTGATATAAAAAAATACTCAGATATGTTTAAGCGTTTAAGCGCTACTAGAGATGAGCATATCAACCTTAAGGATTCGGTTAATGATCTAATGATGCGTGCATCTAGCGAGCTACGTCCTATCAATGAAAATATACAAGACCCGGAGGAGATAACAGAATCATTGAATTCATTAAATGAAAGTATTATAGATACCGAAGCTAAAATTGTTAATGCAGAACAACAGTTACGTGATGCTGAACTTTCTCTAGAGTCAAAGCGTGATGAATTATCTAATACTAATTATGATGAGATTGATTTATTGATTGCTGAAAAGTCATCTTTACAAGATCTTCTCACTGACTTAGGACGAGATCGGTATTCTATTATACATGAAATACAACATGCAGAGAAGATGGTATCGAAATTAGAGGTCCATCAATGGGATGAAGATTGCGAGTACTGTATGGCGAATCCGTGGTTACACGAAACTAAGACTGCAGCTGACCAATTACCTGATTTAATTGAGCGTAAGAATGGCATATCTAAAGATGTAGAAACGGCTGAAGCTCGTCTAGATGAAATCAATAATATCGGTCCGTCAGAAATGTTAACTGCAATACACAAGCTTGAAAAGGATGTTTTAAATATAGAACGTACTATTTCCGATCGTAAAGGTATATTGGAACGTAAACAATGGGAATTGTCTTCTCAAATAGCTACTCAGTCTGAGTTAATGCAGAAGTTAGAGATGGCAAAGGCATATGCAGAAGATTTGCAATTTAATAAAGAGAAAGAGGCTGAGATAGAAACCATGCGTTCAGAGATCGATGACTTAGATCATGAAATTCTAGAAATATCAGATCAGTTAATGGAGGTATCGGGTAAGCTAAAAATTGCAGAGAAGACAAAAGAAGATGCAGAAGCTAGCATACAGCGACTTAAAGATTTAGAAATTCAAAACAAGGGATATGAGTATTATCAAAAAGCTGTGTCTAGAAATGGAGTTCCGTATTATTTGATATCAAAAGCCCTTCCGGAAATTGAAGCAGAGATTAATAATATATTACTACAGATTGTAGACTTCTCTATCATACTTAAGACAGATGGCAAAAACATTAATGGGTATATAGTATATGATGAAGAGAATTTCTGGCCGCTAGAATTGACATCTGGAATGGAGAAATTTATTTCATCGCTAGCAATACGAACTTCCCTTATTAATATTTCAAGCTTGCCTAGACCCAATTTTATAGCTATTGATGAAGGTTTTGGAGTACTGGATTCAGATAACTTGAATTCTATGTTTATGTTGTTTGAATATATGAAGAATCAATTCGGGTTTATGTTATGTATTTCCCATATCGATGCAATGCGTGATATTGTAGATCAATTGATAGAAATCAAGAAAATCAATGGTTATTCTAAAATCGAGTTCACTTGATATTTATTTAAAAGGTGACAAAGAATGGCCTTGGGCTCATGGAATTTAGGTCAATTACGGAAGCGTGCTAGCTACGTAGGCCTTAAAGATTTTTCATATGAAGTTATTGATACTAGTCCATTATCTGATCAGATATTTAGTATACGAGACTTCCCCTCTGTACTTACAGCTGGAAAGAATTTATTTAAGATAAAGGCTAGTACAAATGTACTCGTTAAGAATTCTACAATCCATATTGAAGTATTAGACTCAAACGGTAATCCATTATATTATGAGCCTATCAAGTATATCGAGGCTGATGGGACTCGAGTTATAGCTATATATGTTTATGATGATGTACCGTATGGTATTGCAACTGTTTATGTAGCCGGCCGTGTACATACTAATCCATTTACAGGCCAACAATATACATGGTCAAATGATGTAAATTCAGATCAATATTTGAATCTACCAAATGCGCTTTGGTCTCATACACTGACAATTGCTCCGGAGAAACGTAACTCGTCAGAAATTATCTATACATCTAAACCCAAAGTAACATTATCAGAAATACTTCAGCCATATAATCAACCACAAAATATTAATACGGTAGTAACGCAGAGTATCAGTAATGCAAAGTATACTATCAAGCCAATTCCATTAATGGAGACTCCTGTTAATACAGGCCAGGCATTTCAAGGGGATACATCATTATCAGGACTACCTACATTTAGAGGTAGTGTCATTGCACCGAAGCCTCAATCGCTGTCTGCTGCACTATCATATATCAATGCTTCATCTGATAATATATTAGCCGCAACTACGCCTAGATATGTTACTGCAGTTAATAAGTCTTTGTTTGAATCGACTAGCCCATTCTTTACTACTTCAATGTCTAGAGGCGATGTTATAACAATTACTAATCCATTAATACAAACAATTCGTCCCGGCGCTACATATTCTAGTAGTTTATTAATTCCAGATTCACAAAAGTCTACGGAATCATCTTCGAGCTTCGGCACTGCAGTAAATTCACTGTCAGGTTCGTATAGATTTATAATTGACCGTATCATAAGCGATACTGAAGCAGAAGTCGTGTTATATGACGGATTTAAAAATTCAGCTGATAATTTAACTGGAGGGTGGTTTCAAGTGACGTTAGATGGAACACCGAAGCAAGTGATTAGGAATATTAGCTTATCAGGTGCGCCTGTGTGTAGTTTTACGGCTCCATATGTTATTAGTCAATCTGCTACAACACAATCATTCGCCGAAATTTCAGTATCTAATTTAGAGCCTGCAACCGGTGATGTATACAAGATAAAGACATTTTATAAGGCTGCCGGCCAATTCGGAGATTACATTGATGGCGGCGAAACTATACTAGAACGAGATGAGATATTAGAAGATAGTAGTTCGTTCTCATCCACTGCCGACGCTGGCACATTTTATACACGGACGGGACTATTTAACGGCCTAGCCGATTTTAATACATACTGGACTACAGGCTATGGATTATTAGCATCTCAGCCGCTAGTATTTACAGAAAGGCTATTAACCCCTGTATATGACAATACTAATATTCTAGGGGGCATACATATGGACCAAGCAGTCGGACAAGGCCTGAGGAATGAATATGACTGCGGTATTGTACAGCTTTCAGGTTCATATCATCCAGAATTGATTGCAGAAACGGAATATATTCTAACAATGGATGTGTATACAAATAATGCTATAAAGGCAGGTTTCGCGCAGTTAGATATTTACATAGACACTCCTACAGCTGTACAAGCGTTTGAGTCTCGAGATGCTTTTATAAAAGATACACTAACTACATATCAGTCATCAGTAGATGCATCCCCGTTTGCTGACGGCCCGCCATTTGGTACGCGTATAGGTTCAGTACAAGGCCGTCCAGGAGAACGACGTAAAGTACAATTCAGATTCTTTAACCCGGGAGAATTACAGACAATGAACATGTTCTTTATTCAACGTAAAGGAGAGTGGACATTTGCCGATGTTAGTATAAAGGCTGTTGATGAATTCGGATTTACACCGAATTTTGCTAAAATTACTACACTGATTGACTCGCAATTTTTAAATACGCCGTTGGCATTTAAGATACTATTTTATGATTTCTTAGGCAACGAAGCAAAGACAGAAGCAGAGTTATATCCAGTTATATTCACAGGAGCGACATGAGACGTTATTCAGATATACTATTACAGACAGACATTGAAACTATAGAAAATGCAGTTGAAACGTTAAGTAGAATTCGAGGCATTTCCTTTAGGTATAAAGATAAAGCAATTGATCTCGGTATTATTCCGGAAGACCAGCACACTGGTCGTATAGTACATACTGATTCAGTAGGGATAATTGCACAAGAACTAGCCAATATTTTACCAGCCGCGGTAGAAGATAGTCCCGATGGCTATAAAGTAGCTTACTATGATTTGCTAATCCCGGTATTAGTACAGGCAATACAAGAGCTGAATGAACGACTGAAAGCTCTAGAACCTGATACCCCAGACGACGATATTTATTATTGATATGAAGAATTTAGGACAAGATATAATAGAAGAATTACTAACAGAATCTAATATTACAGATGTTGTTGTGATATATCCTGGCAGGTTCCAGCCTATGGGCAGACACCACGCGGCAGTGTATAAGAAATTAGCATCTAAATATGGTAAGACAAATACATATATCGCTACAAGTGATAAAGTAGCATTACCTAAATCTCCGTTAAACTTCCAAGAGAAGTTACAAGTTATAAAACGGCATGGGATTACAAACGTAGTACAAGTTAAGAACCCATACCAGTCAATTGAAATAACATCTCAGTATGACCCGGAAACGACTGCAGTCTTATTTGCTATAGGCAAAAAGGATATGGAAGAGAATCCTAGATTTCGTACAGGAACGAAGCGGGATGGTAGTCCTTCATATTTTCAAGATTATGAAAAGAATAAACATAATCTTAAATCATATCAATCCCATGGGTATTTGATAGTAGCTCCTCATGTAGATATTGATATTCCGGGATTCGGTGAGATGTCCGGAACGACATTGCGTAAGGTATTAGCAACTGCCTCTCCAGAAACCTTCGAAGATGTAATGGGATTCTATGACGAGTCTATTTATAATATGCTGCGCGATAAGTTTGCTGATTTAAGAACTGAAATGATTGAGACATTTTTAGTAGAATCTAGTACGGTATCGTTTTTAGGAAAGGCTGTTGTAGATGACGGTCCTAGATACTTTTATGGTAATCAAAAGACATACCAATCAAATTCAACGAAAATGGCAAACCGCTTAGGATTTGAAGTTATGAGCTACTTGACAGATGACAAGCCGTTAGAGGTACATAATACAGATTATCCAGATGGCCCGCCAATGACGGTATCATTCTTCCCTACAGGTATAAAAGGAACTGAGTTCTCAGGTACAGATTATTTGAAAGATGCGCGCGGTTCGAAAGCGTATAATGCATGGATGTCATATATCGATAAAGTGGCACAACAAGTAGGGTTTGAATTTTTAGACTTCTTAGGTGCTGAAATGTCAATTGATTCTAGTAAATCAGAAGATATGTCTCCTCAGACCATTCGAGAGGTACGATATAGTACTGAATGGTGGAAAGAAATGTTAAATGAGGTTATAGTTGAAGCAGCTGCGAATACCCATTTAACTCATTTAGAAGAGCTTATTCTTACTAAAGGAGCCGAAGGATATAAACAGGCGCGTTCAGTGCTTTTAGAACTTCTTAAGAACTTACGTGGCCATAGTGATACAAAGGTTAATACAACAGTTAAGTGGGATGGCGCACCGGCCATATTTTGCGGTGTTAATCCAGATAATGGTAAGTTTTTTGTAGGAACTAAATCAATCTTTAATAAAGAGCCGAAGATAAACTATACGCCAGAAGATATTGAAATGAACCATGGCCATGCCCCAGGCTTAGCTGATAAGTTAGTTAAAGCATTACAGTATTTACCTAAATTAGGCATTAAGAATATTTTACAAGGCGACTTTATGTTTGATAAATCGTCATTACAACAACAATCATTAGATGGCGTAACGCATTATACATTCAGACCTAATACAATTACATATGCGGTAGAGGCAGATTCTGACCTAGGTAAGCGTATTGCAAAAGCTGACTTTGGAATTGTATTCCATACATCATATGATTCATTAACATCGCCGGCACAATTCGGAGCAGACGTATCTAATCTTAAGAAGTCGTCAGATGTCTGGTTTGATGATGCATTCTTTAAAGAATCTAGCGGAACGGTATTACTTACTGCTAAAGAAGCTAAACTAGTAGCATCGAAAATTAAGGCCGCAGATTCAATACGAATTGACTATGAAAATATTCCGGCGCAGTTACTTAATACATATATCAACTCTGAAATCCGTACGGGCAATTTTCTCGAGAATCCAAAAGCATCATTTCGAGCTTTCAAAGCTTGGTATCAAGTTAAGGTTGATAAGAAAGTTGATAAGTTAAAGTCTGAACGGGGAAAGGCGAAAGCAATTGCCGCGGGAGAAGAAGCAAAATCTAACTTTGATGCGCGCCAGGATGATATTATCAAAATTTTCAAATTGACTAAATTATTGGCTGAAGCAAAGATGGTATTTGTTAATAAGTATAATAACGCAGTATACAGAACAAAGCATTTTAAAGACGATGGTCAGGGCGGATTGGTAGCAACAGCCCCAGAAGGCTACGTAGCAATTGATAGAATTGGTAATGGAGTAAAGTTAGTTGACCGCTTAGAGTTTAGTAGAGCGAACTTTGCGATGGATAAAGGATTTGCCAAAAAGTAAATCTACATATTTATTTATAAAGGAACTTCAATGACTGAAAACAAACTTAGAAAATTGGTAAGAGCGCTAGTTAAAGAATCACTAGAAGATCGTAATGCACGTAAAAATGTAACAAGGACATTGACGAAAGTTGAAAAGTTACCTTCAGTGAAAATGCTTAAGAAAGCTTTGAGTACTGGATCACCAGTACAACAGGCTACAGGACTTTATAAAGTAGTAGTTGCGATCTCCGGAGATAATCCGGTAGTAGCTAAGAATTTAGCGCGTATGCTCCAGACAGGAGGTATTGCTGCACCGGGAGAATCTGGTCCAGAAAAAGTAGATGAGTCTGGGCTGTCCGATAATTACAAGCCAATAACTAAGCAGCTAGCAAAAGTCGATAACACATCAGCAATGAAGCAATTAAAAAAGCAACTAGTAAATAAGCCTGCATCAGCACAGGCAGAGTTTGCATTAGATCTATTAAAAGGATTAGATCTGAAAGATGACGCCAGACGCCGTCTTAAAATGATGTTAAATATTTCAGAAGTGAAACATTAAATACTTAATGAGTAATAAGTTACAAAATATAAAAGCTCTCAAGCAATTGTTAGCTGGTGAGCATAAGACTCAGACAAGAAAAACATTTAGTTTTGGTTCTGGCGAAGATTCTAAAATTGTAGAAGAACGATTTGAAGACGGTACGCCTAAAGTATGGATTGAAACTGATACAAATGGTAATAGGTTTCGAATAACTCAGAATGAAGGTTACAGGACAAAACGTCCAGTGAACTCGACATTAGATATAGTTAAGGAAACGCTTTCAGTGCCGGACAGCTGTCCGTCATGTGGAAAGAAAATGCGCGACCATGAACAGCGCTTAAATTTCAAATTCTACTTCATGCGTGGAAAGTGTTTCGAATGTGTATTAGTTGAAGAACGTAAGATAAAGGCAGAAGGACCGGAAGCGTGGGAACGTTATGAGAAACAGATTATGTTAGATAACGCTGAAGCATGGTTTAAAGATACTGATAAGGAATTTGAAGTTCTAAAGGCATCTACAATTGAAACACTTTGGGCGAATGCTGAAGGAGATTCAAAAGAGGCTGATATTTCTGCATTTATAGAAAAAATGGAAAATGATTACGTTAAGCTAAAAGATGATATACGTAAGGATTTGAATATAGATGCAACAGGACAAGGACATAAAGAATAAGTGGAAAAGTACGCGGTTATTAATTGCAGTACTAGGATTGTTATATATTGTATGGGTAACAAATATAGCTAAAGTACACGGATGGCCTGATGTTATAATACAGGCACTGTATACAGTAGGAGTTATTTGTGGCGGTTATATAGGGCTAAATACTTTAAGGCCGTCCGGAATTCTAAACAATTTCGGTGGAATTGGCGGACAAGCCATTAACATTATCAATTCAGATATTCGTAAAAAGTCGCCAGGGTTCGAGGATAAATCTGATCCAGAGGAGATGCCGTTATGATAGATTTTGGTAGACCTATAAAACGTATAGTATTACATTGTACAGCTAGTTCATTGAGTGCGACGAAGCAGCAGATATTAGATTATTGGCGTAACGAATTGGGATGGAGGTATCCTGGCTATCATTACTTGATTGACCAATACGGCACTAGGCATATTTTATCTCACTTATCAAAGCCTACAAATGGAGTGAAAGGATATAATTGGAATTCAGTTCATATTTCATATATAGGAGGCAAAGGAGGAATAGATAATAGAACTGATGCCCAGAAACGTGAAATGGAAAATCTTTTATTGGAACTATGTAGCGACAAGATCTTAGGACCGAAACAAATTTTAGGTCATAGAGATTTATCTCCGGACCGAGACGGTGACGGTATTATAGAGCCACATGAATGGACAAAGTTATGTCCATCATTTGACGTTGCAGAATGGTTAGAAGAAATTCAATTTCATAAAAAATTACAACAGCAGTGAAAGAATTCTATTATAATATACCAGTAGAAGTACGGGTAGTAGCGCTTGTAATTATTGCTTTCAATATCTGGTACATTTGGCTTAAGCCGATTAACGATACTCCGAAGAAACTTGACAAGCTAAATGAAACTATGGACGAACTTAATAGAAAGTATAGTCCGGAATTTGAAGCTAAAATTGATAGTATTTTAGACATGTCAAAGGACTTTTTAAAGGATTCCGAAAAGGAACAGGAAAATACGAACGAAGAAATTAAAGATAATGTTAGTACAAGGACGAAAATATTGTATAGGGATATTAACAACATTTCTACTTACACTGATGCTGAGCGTGACAGCACATGGGCAAGAGAATCAAGACAACGAGAATTCGTTATCTCCCCAGGACCGTAGAACAGTTCCTGCATTAGTAGTTAATTATCTGCCTAGTGATTCTATAGACTTACGACCGACTAGAATTATCTTTGATGGTAAGAAACTAGCATGTTTCGATTATGGCCAGGAAGAGTCTATGCTATTCAAGTTAGAGTTTAAGGATTATTATAAAGAGAATACGATTGACTTACTAGATGTAATGCGTTCTCAGAACGAACATATCGATACATTGCAGTCTGTAGTTAAGTTACAAGCTCAAAATTTAGACTTGGTATTTGATGGATATAAAGATTTTAAAGATTATGGAGAGGATGCTCTAGAGTATTCCTTTAAATTGAATAGGCGTATGAAAAGACAGCAACGGGCGACTGTAATTGGATTACCATTAGCGATTGCGATTGGTTATATCGCCCGAGATCAAATCGATAGCATTCTAACTAATTTGTTTAATTAATGTCTAAGCAGAAAAGTATAAAAGAACTTATACGGGAAGAGTATAAACGATGTGCGATGGACCCGGTCCATTTTATGCGCAGGTATTGTATGATCCAGCATCCAATGCGAGGAAAGATCCCTTTTCATTTATATGAATTTCAAGAAGATACATTATTAAAGTTAAGAGATAATCGTTACAACGTTATCCTTAAGTCTCGACAGATGGGTATTTCAACCTTAACGGCTGGCTATGCATTATGGTCGATGATATTCAAAGAAGATTTTAAGGTATTGGTAATTGCAACAACACAAGAAGTTGCGAAGAACCTAGTTACGAAAGTACGTGTCATGCATGACAATTTACCTTCGTGGTTGCGAAGTAGTAGCATGGAGGATAACAAACTTTCGCTACACTTATCTAACGGGTCGCAAATCAAAGCAGTATCATCGAAAAGTGATTCAGCTAGATCGGAAGCGTTGTCATTATTAATAATTGATGAAGCAGCGTTCATTGATAGAGTTGATGATATATGGGTTTCGGCGCAACAGACACTAGCGACTGGCGGTTCTGCTATAATGTTATCAACCCCGAATGGTACTGGTAATTTATTCCATAAGACATGGGAGTCTGCAATAAACGACCCTGCATCCGAATTTAATGCTATCAGATTACACTGGACACTGCATCCAGAACGAGACCAGCCATGGCGAGATAAGCAAGACGAATTGCTTGGACCTAAAATGGCTGCGCAAGAATGTGATTGTTCATTTATTACATCTGGTCATACTGTAGTGGACGGCCCGGTACTTGAATGGTATAAACAATCGCATATTAAAGATCCGATTGAAAAGCGTGGAGCTGATGGCAATTATTGGTTATGGGAACATCCTAGTTATACAGCTAATGCTAGCTATGCAGTAGTAGCCGATGTGGCCCGAGGCGACTCATCTGACTACTCGGCATTCCATGTTATAGACTTAGAATCTATGCGGCAAGTAGCTGAATATAAAGGACGTTTAGGTACTACCGAATTCGGCCATATGCTAGTCAATGTAGCTACAGAATGGAATAATGCCTTACTAGTTATTGAAAATGCTAATATAGGATGGGCTGTTTGTCAAATAGCAATTGACCGTAAATATGAAAACTTATATTATTCATATAGAAGTGATGGATATGTAGACGAGGAAATACAGCTGAGTAAGGGATATGACTTGAAAGGTAAGGATAAGAAAGTAGTTGGATTCTCAACAAATGCTAGAACACGTCCTCTCATCATATCAAAACTAGAAACATACTTCAGAAAGAAAGTACCAATTATTCACTCAGAACGTTTACATGGTGAATTGCTTACATTCATCTGGCGTGGTCATAAAGCAGAAGCACAACAAGGATATAATGATGACTTGGTAATGTCATTTGCAATTGCATTATGGATACGTGATACGGCGATAAGGTTACAACAACAAGGAATCGAGTTATCCAGACGTTCTTTAGGACACTTCGGGAAGGTGCAAGGAGTGTATACTAACGCTAAAAAGAAGCAGGATGAGTGGAATTGGAACCCAAATGGCCAGGGAGATGAAGATCTTACCTGGTTAATCTAATATTTATTTAAAATGCAAATTTCATGGTAGATACATCATTACGGGCTAGGCTTTCACGTCTATTTTCTACAAATGTAATAGTACGTAGGATTTCAAAGAATAGACTTAAAGTGGTTGATACAAACCGACTGCAGTCTAGCGGTAACTTATCAAACAGAAACCATGTAGATAGGTTTAACGGTGTTCATAGAGGAATGCCTGGCTATAATACATATGGACAAAATCAATCATTCCATACTGCAAAGATCCAGTTATTCCGTGACTATGAAGCAATGGATGCTGATCCTATTATTAGTTCAGCGTTAGATATCTACGCAGATGAATCTACAGTTAAAGACAATGACGGGGATACACTTACAATTCGATCACACGATGAAAGGATTGTAAAGGTTCTACGTAATCTATTTAATGACATTTTAAATATCGATTTCAATCTATGGCCCTGGATCCGTAATGCTTGTAAGTATGGAGATTTTTATCTACATTTAGATATTGAAGAAGATATTGGGATTATAAATGTAGTGCCGATATCTCCATATGAGATACGTAGAGAAGAAGGATATGAATTAGAAAATCCTTATGCTCATAGATTTGTATTAGAAGGCACTCATTCAGCTGGATCATTTATTGCGAGTAGGGGAGAGCAGAAGATATTCGAACCATTTGAAATTGCCCACTTCCGATTATTGTCGGATACTAACTTCTTGCCATATGGTAAGTCAATGATAGAGCCAGCTCGTAAGATATTTAAACAGTTATCTCTTATGGAAGATGCTATGCTTATTCATAGGATAATGAGAGCACCGGAGCGTAGGATCTTCAAGATTGATATAGGAAACATTCCGCCTAATGAAGTAGATCAGCATATGCAGAACATCATTAATGGAATGAAGAAAGTTCCGTATATTGATGAGACTACAGGAGATTATAATCTTAAGTTCAACATACAAAATAGTATTGAAGATTACTTCATGCCAGTTAGAGGCGGAGAAAGCGGCACAGAAATTGATACATTGCCCGGACTATCCTCAGACGGACAGATTGATGATATCGATTATCTTAAGAATAAACAATTTAGCGCATTAAAGATACCAAAAGCTTTCTTAGGTTACGATGAAGGCGTAGAAGGTAAAGGTACTTTAGCACAAGAAGATATTAGATTTGCGCGTACAATTGAACGTATTCAGAAGATATTCGTTTCAGAACTTACTAAAATTGCTGTAATTCATTTATATGCTCAAGGGTTTACTGATGAAGATTTGATTAATTTCGACTTATCTCTAACTAACCCTTCATTGATATATGAAAAACAGAAAGTAGAAACTCTAAGCGAAAAGGTAACATTAGCCCAGAATCTTAAAGAATCTAGAATGTTCTCTGATCAATGGATATACGAAAACATATACGGATTGACTCGAGTCGAATGGCAGACAATGCAAGCTCAAGTTATTAATGACTTGAAAGAGGACTTCAGAAAGGATCAAATTGCATCAGAAGGTAATGACCCGACTAAGACTCATCAGAGCTTTGGTACTCCTCATGATATCGCAGCAATGTATGTTAATAAGTCAGATATGCCAGAATTACATCCAGAAGTTGTTCCAGGCCCAGGAAGACCAAAAGGCAACGTTACTGGCCGGTCTCATAAGTCGCCATTCGGTCGCGATCCTCTAGCCGGAAAAGAGTTAGCTACATCATTGCAACAAAATTCTAGTCCATTAGATACTCGTAAGAAGAAATCCGGACCGTTTTCTATGGAGAATGCAGAGATATCTGCGTTGGTAGCTTCCATGAAGTCTAAAGATGTAATACGTAAGACTTTGATCAAGGAAGAGGTCGATAAAGACAACGGTACATTGTTGGATGAGAAGAACCTTTTAGAAGAGTAACTTAACAATAGTTTCCTTAAGTATTGTATATTTATTAAAAATAATCATGAATATATGAGAGGACGTATTTTATGGCACGACTGAAACATTCTAAAGTAAAAAACACCGGCTTAATTTTTGAGCTATTGATACGCCAGGTAGCTGCGGATACTATGGATGGTAGTAAGTCGAATGCTTTAAGACTAATCAGAAAGCATTTCAGTGCCAATTCAGTTCTATTTAAAGAACTTAAGTTATACCGCGCCTTGTCGGAAGAGACATTCCCGACAGAGACAAAAGCTGAAAAGTTTGTCGAGGCAGTAATCAATACAAGAGGAAAGTTATCCGAATCGGAACTACGTCGTGCTAAGTATAATCTTATTAAAGACCTTAAAGAGTTTTGTAATCCGAATGAATTTTTCAAAGCACGAGTTACTAATTATAAACTACAAGCATCTATCTTTAAGCTGTTTGAGTATAATGAAGTAGATGACCCGAAAGAATATGTAGAAACAAAATTCGGTATAACAGAACATGTTCAACGCGACAAGAACCAGAAAGTAGAAGAAAAAACAGTTCTTGTCAACGAACATAAAGACATTCGTATATTAGCTAGTAAGATTGTAATAGATAAATTCAATCAGAAATATTCAGACCTAGGCCCTAAGCAGAAAAAACTACTTCGTGAGTATATTAATAATGTTACCGATACAGTTAAATTGAAAGATTATATCCTATCAGAAGTTGTAACAATTAAGACGGACTTAGATAAGTTGACTAGTACTATTCCTAGTAAGGTTGTAAGAATTAAATTGCATGAAATCTCGAACATGTTGGAAGAGCTTAATAAGCGTCATGTAATTAAAGATAAAGATGTCTTGACAATATTGAGGTATTATGAGCTAATAGAAGAAATTAAAAAATTAGGAGCTAAGTAATGGCAAGGACCGATCTATCATATAATCCAGCAAATGTAGACGAATTTAAAAGATTAGGCCACCCCGGTCGTTACGTTGAGCCAATACGTATTGCAAATGACTCGGTAGAGTTGACGGGGTCATTATATGGCTATGGAGCAATATTAGTACAAAACGCGTCTGGCCTGGAAGTTACTGCATCTAACGGTACAGTTATTGATGCTGCAGTATTTACTGCAAATACTATATATGATATCGGATTGAAAAGGGTAGTTACTGGAACCTCTGGCGTTGCATATGTATTCAAAAGGTTTCAGTGATGAGATATCTTAAAGAGATGAAAGAAAAGTGGACGGACGAACTTGATGAAATGTCTGTTACTGGAGCCATAGATGGAGGATCAGGCCCTCCACGTACTCCAAAAGCTTTTGGCGATGAAGAAGATGAGAATGATAATGCTGAACAATCAGGACTAAAGAAAATGAAGAAGACTAAGAATCATACTAAAGTTGTTGAATCACAATCCTTGTTCAAGAAAATGATGTCTGAAATGTACGGTATTAATGATATTGAAGAATCTATAGGCAAGCCAAGCAAATACCAAATAGGTACTCATCCAGTTTCTCGAGAAGATTTGTTAATACATATGATCGAGAAGGAAGATGGCGACTGGAAAATGACTACGCCGGCAAAGGATAAGGAAGCAGTAAAAGCATTAGTAAAAAAATATGGAATGGAAAATGTAGCAATAGACGGTACTCAGCGAAATGGCGACCCTGCTACATACGTATTTGTAAATGAAGCAGTTTCATATAGAGAGTTTAAAAAGGATCCTACTTCATCCCCTAGTCAGAAAGTCAACAAAGGAATTGCAGAAGTTAACAAAATGTTAGCTGAAATAGAAAAGATTGTACACAATAATTTAAAGCTAAAACAAGAGTCTGGTGTTGATTCTTCCCATTTTTGGAAGTCCACTGGAAAGCGTTTTTTGAAAATTAATGAGCGTATTACAAAAATTTCAAATAGATTAAAGGAACTATCGCAATGATACCAGATCGATCTTGGACACAGTTTGTTAAAGCCCATGAAGGTAAAGAGCTAACAATGGAACAACTTAAACGTCGTTATTCAGACGAACGTAAAAGACTTGCACAACAACAACAATTCATTAATTCTGGATTGTTTATGAAAGGACTATAATAATGGAAAAGCGATTATTAGTTGACTATACAGTATTTGAAGTAACGCCTCAACAAATTAATGAGTCTTTGGCTAAGAACAATGGACGATTAATTGTAAGGGGAGTACTACAACGTGCGGAGTCTAAAAACCAAAACGGTCGTGTATATCCAAAAGAAATATTAATGCGTGAAGCAACTAAATATACTCAAAATTTTGTTGCAGAGCGTAGAGCGATGGGAGAACTAGACCATCCAGATTCATCAGTTGTGAATCTTAATAACGTTTCTCATAATGTAATTGAGATGCAGTGGAAGGGTAATGACCTAGTTGGAGCAGTAGAAGTATTAGGAACACCATCAGGTAATATCTTGAAAGAACTTTTCCAGTCCGGAATTAGATTAGGTATTTCTTCAAGAGGGATGGGTTCAGTAAAAGAAATTGTAAATGAAGATGGCAGCAATGCACTACAAGTGCAGCCAGACTTTGAATTAATTGCGTTTGATTTTGTATCAAACCCGTCGACTCATGGAGCATTTTTATCTCCAGTGAATGAAGGGAAGACGCATCAAGAATTAAATAAATTTGAATCGATTGAAAGATTGATTACTGATATAATAACGGAGTTCTAATGGCATTAGAAGATTTAGCAGGCACATCACAATACGGACCAAATAACCCCGGCCGGAGAGGTACGGGTACAGTCCTAGGACCAAATACTAGTCCATTAACGAATGCTCCCTTAGGCAATCCAGTTACCCAGGGAGGAGTACAGCATTCAGAACTTAAATCTGCATCGCATTCGAGTATTTACGGTCCAACAAATACCGAAGGTCAACGAGGCACTGGATTCATTCCAGACCCATATGGAAATATTCCATCTGAATTAACAACTGATTAATATCATGAGTAACAGAAAATACGAAACAGAATTATTGAAGATGATCCTTAATGAGGATTACGAGCCAGGAACATCGAGTCCTTCGAAGGAAGCGCGTAATGCATTTTTAGAATCTGTAGCTAATTTTAATAATATGGGCGAAGCGATTTATCGCGAAGATTCTCTAGAAGAGTGCGTTAGTCGTCTTAGGTCGATAGTTGAACAGGCTAGTCAAGTTACAATGGATGAGTCAGAACATTGGTTTGATAAAGTGACGGTATCACGTCATGTAAAGCAGCTAAATGAAGCAATGAAAGTATTTGAGAAAACTGCTACAGAAATGAATCAATTACAGCAACGGCTGGAGTCATCATATGATGATATTGGTATGATTTTAAACCGTTACTATAATATTAATGAGGCTTTAAAAGATAGCGAATATATAAAAGAGGGAAAGAAATACAAGTTGGGTGATAGTTACAGTAGGGATTTCGACATAGACGGGATGTTCGATATGGCAGCTACAGTAACTGATAAATGGAGTCTTAGCGATCTCAAGAAACTATATCATTCAATGGAAGATATGAACTTTCATGAAGATGCTGCACCACTATGGGATGCTATAGGTGCAATTGAAGATGGGCAGAAAGGATTAGCGTCAAGGTATCTTAAAGATTTTGTTAAAAAGCTTGATGAACATCTTATGAGAGAATCATATCTTCCAATGAAATTGGATAGAAGAGCGAATATATAAAAGAGGGAAAAAATGGGCAAGAGTAAACAACATTTAGCAGAAACATATGCACGTTTATTCAAAGGTAGACCTGCAAGCAATGATCATAAACTGCTTCGTGAAGCTGTAAAATATGATGTGGAAGCAGCTGTTAAAACGATCCAAAATTTTAATAGAGGTACGGCAAGTCACTTACCAAATGAAACATATCTGGCTAAACAAATTCTAAGAGATCTGGGATATAGAGTAACGATTAAAAATGTTAACACTGTGCTAGATCACCTAATGGCCTCATCAGACGGCGAAGAAATTCCAGCGGATATGACAATGGTTAGAGAATTGATACCAATGTTAGAATCAGTATCATAACGTGACTATAATATTAATGAGTCATTGAAAGATAGCGAATGAACAAAAAAACTAAAAAAACAAGTTATATGAATTTACGAGCAAGAAAGACTGTCGGGCCTTCCGGAGGGGTACGAGTTGTTGGAGGAGATATCCGAAATGCACTTCGAACGTTTAAACAAGAATTAAAGAATAAGGGAGTTATTCAAGACTTAAAGGATAGGAGAGAGTTCAAATCAAAGTCTGAAATTAAACGGGAACAACGTCAACGGGCAGAGTATAGACAAAAGTTTATATCCGAGAATGAAATGTAAATTAGCGCCGAAAGGCGCTTTTTTACTATTAAGATGGATGTTTTTATAATTACGTGTATATATATTGTTGTACGATATTGTATTCCCAATATACAATCCCTCACTTTATCACAAGCAATGCCGTTCGGCATTATTAAGGTTCAAATAACCTTACTCCAAATTTAAATAATAGGACAAGAATGAAAAATTCTGATTTACTTAAAGAGGCAATCGCAGATGCTAAAGCAGTACGAGAAACTGCAATTGCCAACGCAAAACTTGCGCTAGAAGAGTCATTCGTTCCAAAGATCCAATCCATGCTATCTAACCGCATTGCTGAAGAGGAAGGCGGAGAAGAAATGGAAGAACCTGTGGAGGAGCCAGTAATGGACGAAATGCCACCAGAGGAAGAAGAGGTATCAATGGAAGAAGGTGATGACTACGAAGAAAAATCTATCGAAGAGATGGATGATGAAGATGAGCTAGAACTTGAAGCGATTATTCGTGAGCTGGAAAGCGAAGAAGAAGAGCCGATGGAAGAAGGTGATTATTCGGAAGAAGAAGAG